CCAGAAGTGATATTCCCCGTTTGATCGCCAGAGGCAGCCGTTAGCACAATGGGCGAGCTGCCCGTGGTGGCATTTACAATCGCCTTAATGACAGTCCCGCCCTTCGTATAGAACAGGATTGACTCGCCAGACTCAACGGTTACGCCGAGGCCACTGACTGCGACAGAGGTATTGGTACCGTCAAAGGATGACCCAGTTACCGTCGCAATAACATCACCAGGGTTGCCCAGGTAGGCCGTAATGGCATCTGCCGTCACCTGGAAGTCGGCGCGGTTTACGGTACCCGTCGGCTTGATCGCACCGCCGGAGGTGACGTCAAGGGGCACAGCATCGCCGATCTCCCCGCCCTTCAGGTGGAAGGATATGCTAGTCGAGCCACGCGGGGCGGCGGCTGCAAGGGTGACAGCCTTAAGCGACTCATCCGACTGCGTTATGTATACGTCGGTGTCGGCGGCAACGCTGATTCCCCAGTTGGCCACGTCCAGCGTCGTGTATGTACCAGGGCCCTTCGTCTCGTTGATCTGCCCCAGGTTCTCGCCAAGAACAGTAACCGCAAATCCCTGCTCACCAAGACGAGCAAGCGTTAGCAGCTCTTGCTCAAGAAAGTAGATGGCAGAGGGGGCTGCAAACTCTACGTCAAAGGTGACCCCAGTGCCAGGGTTGTCTATGTCCTCGATGCTCAGGGAGGTGGCGAGCGCGTACTGATCGTTTACTATGCGGGCCTGAACGAAATCAAGAGCAGGAGATATAATGGATATAAGATCCCCGGCCTTAAATATGGGCTCAGTAATAGCCTCCACGCTGATGCTGGTTACGGTGCCAGCGGTGATGGCGGTGTCCGTCCTCGTGATAGCGGAGGATCCATCTGCAAACAGCACATTGCCAATGCTCGTAAAGAACCCAGCAGTGTCTGCGCCAACTCCTCCCTTTGCTCCAACAAGGCCAGCGGCGTCCCTTATAAGGGCGGAGCCATCATTAAACCCAGTCTCAGTGACCTTGTACCAGGATCCGGATACGTACTCTCTGTTCCAGTTTATATCGAGTGAGGATGGTGCATATTCTGATCCACCTCGCGACAGCACGTGGTATGGGCCTAAAAGCGTAGTCAGACCGTAGTATTCCGCTGAGTGCGCCTCACGCGGTGCACGTAACGATCGCAGCATGGCTTTCGCCAAGAGAGTCTCGTGGTCCACGTTGCTCTCTGTCACGCCAACCGGCGCCTCCTCCCAGTCGGTTGTGCCGAGAACCCCATCAGAGTCCAGCGTCATCCCGAACAGCGCTGGGTTGTAGGCAGCGTCGCCAACCATGACGGACACCTTGCGCTCTCTAGACACCTCCGTGCCCTGTGCCGAGTCATAGACGGTGCGCGAGGATCCCTTGACATTGGGCTGGTTAAACGAAGTCACCGGAAGCACGTCCACATTGTCCCAGCGGATCTCATCGAACGTGTGCGGGATCAACGGGCTGTTGAATGTCAGCTGGGTGGGCATGTACTCCACGCTCGGCCCGACTGTAATTGTGACATTCCCCTGTATTGGCGTCTCGTCGTAAACGCGGATATACACGTTGTTCCAGTCGTTTGACTGGACGGGCAGGGCTATCCAGGCAACCGTGGTCTCCCATGTATATTCAACTATTCCACGGGTGAGGTAGTAGGTTCCTGCGTCGCCCTCCAGCTTGACCTGAATGTACGCATTGCGCCTCTGGCCTAGTGTAAAAATCCTGGCTCGGGACTCGGCCCCGGCAAGTCGTGGCAGGAACTGGGCTCGTATCTCCACGTTCTCGCCGTCAGAGATTGACACCTCAGAGGTCATCTCGGCATAAGAGGTCTTCTTGACATAGAGCGTCCGCGCAAGAATGCCTACATTTACCGGGTCAAAGTTGATCTCGGTGTCGCCGGGCTTAAGGTCCTGTGACAGCTGGATGCGCTGGAGGGTGCCGATGGCGTCCTCTACCCATAGCCCCTCGTCTGTCGCCATGAAGTTTCCTGCCCACGGGTCAATGTCCATCTGCGTGATGGTGCCAGAGAATGACCCGTCAACGGTGCCTGCCTCGCGCAAATACTTCGCTAAAGACAGCCCAGCATTGTCAGCCCAGTTGCTAACAAAAAGATCGACGGACCCAGTGCCGGTCCCCGTTGCAGAGGTGGGGACATCAGACAGGTCGCGTGTCTGCACAGCCGCTGCTATGTATTGCCCGTCGCCACGCCCAATGTTCTCATATCGCCCTGAACCACGGTTGGTGATCGTCCAGTAGTCAGGGTCGTACTGCACGGTGCCATACGCCCGAATGTCGAACCCGGGGTTAGGCATGAACTTGTACTCGCCATGCGCGAAGCCAACGGTTACGGCGTCATGCGGAGGCGCAATAGCGATACCACCACGGGTTCTGTCCGTCTTGGATGTAGATGGCGTAACAACGTGATCCGTGGCGTCCGTGTAGGCGGGCGTTCCAATAGGGGCTCCCGTGGAGTCATAGTTGAACCAGCGAATAGATGAATCGCCACGGTTATTAACCTGGACGATCCACCACTCGCCGTCCCATTGATACATCGTGCAGCCCCACGTCGTGAGGACGTCGCGAAGAACGGACTCTGTGTAGATAGGGCGATCGCGCTCTCCATCACTGCGCTGCTTGTCTTTGTAGGTATTACGGTCTACATAGACGAAGTCCCACGGGTTGTCATCAGCATCCAACTGGAAGCCGCCGTTAGCCGTGAGGGCTGCCCCTCGAAGTCGTGGGTAGTGCTCCGAATTGATGTTGATGTTAAAGTCAAATCCGGTCTTGCCCAGCACAGTCGCTATGAGGGACGTGTACGTGACGCGACCCGTGTATACATCCTCTGCCTCTCCAAAGACAGTTGCAGACGTAGAGACGAATCTGCGGCGCTTCAGCATGTCAATGCCGTCGGTAGCCGTCAGCGAGATAGTTGGCAGCCCATCCTCGTCCTTCGATGCAGAGCCACGCTTGATGTAGCCCTGCCACTTGGTCTTGTTGCTGTCCGTGACGTCAATGATGCGCAGGACGTATCGGTCCTCGTTGTTGTCACTGAGCTGCTCTACGACATCAGAGAAAAGGTCCCCGGAGCTATTGTCGTAAAGGCTGATAGTGGTCTGGCTAACGAGATACGGGCTGTACTCATCCGAGTCCGATCGGCTATAGCGGGTCTCGATAAAGTCCCTGCCAACTGGATCGAGAGAAGCAGCACCGCTGCCACCCTCCTCTAGGATCTGCCACTTGTACTGGTTGCCATCAGAGGCGACAAAAGTGTTTTCGTATTTAGACCCGAGAGCCATACTAGTTGCTCACCGCTAAGATGTTGTTGATCCCCATTTCGCTCTGGAAATTAGACTCGTTCTGCACCACTGCAACAAGGTCCCTTCCCTGCACCACAAACCTTCCGCTAACGCCCATGGCGGAGCTGCCGCCGTATGCCGCGTTGGTGCTTCCTGGGCTGAAGATGCTCCTATCTGGCATCGTGAATCCAGGGGCAGCGAGGTCACCAGCTCCAGCACCAGCCCCGCCGCCGGGGTTTGCAGCAGCGCGGGCGGATGCTTTGAGTTTGCGACCGATAGCAGCGAGAGCCACACCAGCAGCGATAGCGGCAACGGCACCAGTTGGTCCGCCACTGAGCGAGTTCTTGATAGCCAGCATAGCCTTACCAAACCCTGCGGCTGCAAGACCCGTCTGAATAAGCTGCTTGGACCAGGAGACCAGGAACGAACTAAACGCGCGCATAAACTCACGCTTGCCGCCAGCAATACCTACGGCTGCGCTGAGTAGCCCTGAGCCCATTTTATTAAAGTTCTCCTCGAACTTCGCGTTCTGTGCGGCGAGCTTTGCCTGGCTCTTGGCGTATTCTTCCCCAAATTCATTTGTGTCCTCAAGAAGCTTGCTATACCCCTCCTTCATCCGTGCCGCCATGGCCTCGTAGCCCATGATGTTGGCCCAATCGAATTGTCCGGGACCAAGGGCGGCAGGGCCCGCCATGACGAACCGAAACAGCTTCTCTACCTCATTTTGCACCTCCTCAACGCCCGCATCTCGAAATGTAAGACGTATGTCCTCGATACCAGCGACCGCTACACCCTCTACGGCAAGCTGATTCAAGTGCTGCTGCCATTCAACCTGTCGCTGAAGCTCATCTGCCTCCAACTTGAGTGCTGCAAGGCGCATTCCGTGCGGCCCCTGCATCAGCTCTAGCATGTTCTTGAGATCCGTGGTCTTTGTGATGGCGTCATTAAGCAGCGAGGCTTGCTTCTGAATCCAGTTAGATTCAGCAAACTCCTGCGACTGCGCCTGCATTGCGCCGAGAACGCCGTCTACGCCCATCGCCACAACCAGCCTATGATATGCCCGCTCAAGCCTTGCGGCATCCTCTGCAGCCTTAACCTTTTCTTCTGAGTCCGCCTTCCATATTTGCAGTTCCGCCTCAACGGCAGCGCGAGACTCTTTCATGGCCTCGGTGACGTCTTTTATTGCACTTCTTGAAGCGTCCCACGCCTGAATTGAAGGCATTCCCTCGTCAAGCAGCTCCTGGTAGCGAGCCTTCCTTATGTTCATTACCGCCTGATCCATGGAATCAAGGGCAGTTTGGAACATATTAAATACGCCAGTGGAGGCCTCAGCCACTCTAGACAGACCCGCTGCCGAAGCCTGAAAGCCGTTCGGGCCCATCGCCGATGTGAGCCCGTTCAGTGACTTGGTGAAATTGTCGGTCTCGGCCTTAGCCTTCTGAGACCTGTTTGCAAAGAACTCAATGGCTGCCGTTGCGGCAAAGAACAGGGCGAGAACACCCGTTGGCCCCATCATGGCGGCGCCCATGGCCTTGAGCCCCTTTGTAAATCCGCCGTGGTCCTTTGCAGCCATCACCATGGACTGCGCGAGCATCTGGACGTTGTTGTTGATAGCCCGGAATCCCTGAGCCATCCCCATGCCGAACTGACCAGAGTCGGCAAATGCTTGTCCGAGAGATGTTACCGCAAACTGCGCGGATCCGGCGCCAGTGCGGACGCCTTGCATCCCAGAGTTGACTTGACGCATCGCATCGCCAAGCCCGAGGATCTCCATCTCCTCTTTTGTAAACTCATTCGAGAGGGCACGAACGGTTTTTGCGAGTTTTTCCTTTTCTAATTTGACCTCAGCAAGACGCTGCTTCATGCCACCGAGGCCAGCTACGATTTGCCCATTTGCTGTTGTAAATCTTCCCAGCTCGCCGTTATATTGGAGCTGACCAGACATCACCTTATTCATGGCAACGTCTATGTCTCTCCACGCCTGACTGGCTTTACGAAGGGCACCAGTTAGGGCAGAGGAGTTCCCAATAAGATTAACGGCGATTACCTGCTGGGCCATTACTTCCTCTTAATCTTGTAGCCTATTCCCTCTACGTGGCGCTGTTTATTCTGCCACGCACGGGCGATCTCTGTGAGTGTGCACCCCTCGAACTCCCTTGCTCTCAGGGGGTCATTTCCCGCTAACTCAAGGCAGAGGAGGACTGTGCCATCCTCCCCCGCCTCAAATTTCTTTGCCCAAGAAGCAATTATTACGCTTGCGTCTTTTGGCTGGGCGGGTTTGATAGACCGAAGCCGCTTGTCAGCCTGTCGGCGATCTTCTGCACTAAGGTAAAAAAATCAAGCACCACCGCCTGAGCCATACCGAAGATTGCATCATCATCATCAAACCCTTTAGTGCCGACAAGGATGGCGCGTGCCATCTTAATGTCGGAGGCTTCTTCTTCAGCCATCGCGGCTAGGCGATTCTGAAGTCCCAGCGTGGGGGCAGGCATAGTTCCCCAGTTTCCCGGAGAAATCTCATACCTGTCCCCCACTTGGGGTGTATACTCACCGCTTGATGCGACATTATAGTTGATGTCAGCCATCGTAATCCCTCTTTGACTTGTTTATTACGCCGATGTGAAGTCCACAACGCCAGTGCCAGCACCGTCATCTTCGATGTAGTCAGTGGCTACAAATGACACTGAGCATCCAGAAAACTTGTTCCCAGGATGCACGCTGTTCGTCGTAGTTCCCCAGCCGTCGGTAAGCGGGGTTGCGGCGCCATTGGTGTACTTGACAATGGATGACCATGCAGCAGCGACACCAGACACGCGGACGTGCACGGTGCGCACTCCCTGCGAGTCCTCTGCGCCATAATTAACGAAAGCGTATACGTTCTCAAGCACCATGTACTTGCCATTCGGCATTTTGAAGGCCACATCAACAGCAGTGCCCTCGAAGGCGTATGCTGCTGCGTATACGTCCGTGTTTGCCCCGCGAATACCGGGCAGCTCAAACTCTGCCATGACACGGCAAGAACCACCGTAGTACGGACGACCACACCCGTCAGTGCCGTCGAATGGGTAGTCGAACTCGAATGATGGCTCGCTCATTGTGATGCCGAGATTCGTCATGCCAGACTCAAGGCTGGTATAGTCGCCATCAGACGTCTGCATAAATACGTTGCAAACATCAGGAACCAGGTTTACGAGAGGCGCAACCTGAATAACCGCATTGTTGATAGCCTGCGTCGTTGCGTCGGAATACGTTGCCGTAATCGTCGTCTCGTCACGAGCTGTCATCATGCCTTCAAGGCCCGAGACTGCCGTGTAGTCCATGCAGTTAAAAGATCCCGTCTTGGTGGTGTAGCCACGGTCAAACGAGATGCCAATAGCCGAGTCGTAGGCGTCCTTCTCTGTCTCCAGAGAATAGCCCTCGATTAGGCTTGCGGAAATAGTAGTTGCCGCCCCGTCGTCAATTACAATCTGCGTGAGCTGCTGAGGTCCGGGGTCCCAGGTGTTACTCGCCATTTTCTTCCTCTATAATAGGTTCAACCTCTGGCTCCTGTTTGAAGCCGAGGTATTGTTCTGCTATATCAGGCGATACCACAATAGGGTATGCCCCGTAGTAATTCGTCCTGCGCCCATCTATCTTGACGACGGACCCGCTGCGAATTAATTTTTCTGTGCCGTTAATGCGTATTCGCTTGGGCTCAGCTAGTTTGATTTCTTTCATGTATTGGCTCCTTCTACTGTAAATTCTACACGTGTAGCCAGAAGTTCGGGCGTCTGGCCCTGCATCCTTGCCCTTCTTACAAATTGGAGCCCATAAACACGCTCCCTAAACAAAGTAGTGCGGTTGTCGCATGAGAAAACATCATTTACAACACTATCTGTTATATCCCAGAGGCGTTCGCGATCAATGCCGTAGCGACTGCGGCCCTTGGCTCTGACAACAACATAAACATCAACGGCAAGCATCTCTCTCATCGGAAGCCCGCAGCCATCAAGCGTTTCTGCTGTTGACTCCGGCATTCCGACAAAAATAGTCGTGTCGCCCAGTCCAGATTCATTTAGGTGCTGCTCAATGGCCTGCGTAAGGTCACCGTCAAAAATAACGACGCCGCCAACCTTATCACTTAGCTGGCTGTCAATCTGGCCAGCAATGGCTTCAAATATATGATTTGATGAGGTGTATGGCATTACAGAAGCCTAATGTTTAGCCGCTCGTTTTTTAGACCAGACGTTGCACCTGCAAACATCTCCTGGAACTCTTTATTTGTATTTGCCTTGACCCAGTCCTCATTGAGCCCAAAGAAGTCGCGCGGCCCAGCCATTTTGTGACCACCACCAGCCCTGCCTGAGATCAGGGCGCCTGCGATGCGAGAGCTTTGCTCGGAGCCAAACGTAATGTAACCAGCGGCCTTTGTGAATCGCCCGGTAGAAGACTCGCGAAACCTTCCGCCGCCATTGCCAAACTCAGAAAAAGATGGAGCATCAAATATGATGTCGTCCATCATGGGTTTGCCCTCCCTGCGAGCCTTTACCCTTCTATTTGAGCGCAGGTCAACTTTTGCTGATCCCTTCCGCTCCGCATAATTAGGCTTATAGCCTACCATGCGCCTGCCATGCCTGTCCAAGCCGCTGGCAACCTGCTTGCGAATCTGCTTTGCGCCATTCTCTGCAAGAAACCCAACAACCCTTCCGATGCTAGAGGCAACCCTGTCGTAAGCATTAAGTGCGGACTTGCTTAGCATTATCCTACATACAGTAAGTCGTTATACTGCGATAGATCCGCGTCGGCGGTAGCCTCGATGGCGTCGATAAAGTCTTGGTCGAGCTGGATGTAATTTACAAGCGCATTATATGCCTGCTCGAAGTCTTCCTTCATCTCCATGCGTTTTACCTCAAAGAGATCGCTCCCACTAAAACGCTCCTGGCCGTAATAATGAATTAGAAAAGATAGCGCCAGGATGCGCTGAAGGACGCCAGAGACTTCTGAGATAGTCGTAACTGCGTCCATAAACTCGCTTGGTCCGTCAGCCTTTACAATAAGGTGCGGCACAGACCCAATCAACCTGGTCTCAATGTAGTCTTTCGCCTGCGCCACGTATTCGTCAGTCGCAGCGTCTGTATCGTAGTACCCGAACTCCGGGTCGCGCAGGTCCACGGGGGCTAGTCCCTTGAGCGTGGTGTCCGATAGAGCCAGGTTGTCCCAATCGCCAATAGCCATATTAGAGCCCCTTTAGTAGTTCTGACGCTGCCTCTTCCGACAGCCCCTTATCGTTTACTCGATTGCCATCTGCGTCAATGACGTAGACCCATCTGCCTTTTCTCTGAAGGCTGTAACCGGAGGACGCCGCCTTGACGCCCCCCGGCACAACCAATTCCGTGCTGTCGTAATTCTTCAAGAGGTCCCGATGAAAGGAATAGGCAACGTCACAGCGCTCCATTTCCTCTCTTTTAATTGGCCCGGATGGAACCGAGACAAGTCTGGCGAAGCAACCCTCCGATCTCAGCAGGTCACGGAGGGCTACCTCGTCAGGATTTGGGTTGCCCTTGCAGAGTATGACAACAGACTTCTTCATTAGGTGGTCTGAACCACAACTCCTGCTTTGTCTTTGTCGTTGGCGACAACAGCGTCCCAGTTGGTAGCAGTACCAATGGTTGCAGCAGTCGGGTTGGCTCCGCCGTTAGCAGAGTCCCACTTGAAGCCTTTGACTTCTACGTTGTAGGCGTGCTCGCCCTGAACGCGCATCACCAGGTTGTCCAGACCAGTTACAAGGTCAGACACCATGCGACGATTCTCGGACTCCGTTACCACGATTCCGTTCTCGGTGATACCAAGCGTGTAGTAGTTGTCAGGAGTACCAGATTCAATCAGCGAGGCAGAGTCGGTAACGATTACGGGCAGCCCGAGGGTGCCAGCGCCACCTTCGTAGATAACGAAGTCAGCAACGTTTCCAGAAGCAACCGTGAGCTGTGCTTCAGCCAGATCGTGAAATGCCTTGGAGTGCATGACCCATGCCTTGATGCGTCCGTAAGCATCGCCCATTTTGGCGCGTCCACGAAGCAGGGCCGTGTGATCCAAGTCGCCCGTAGCAGAGTAGTCCAGAATCAAGTCCTGTCCGCCAGTTGACTGACTCAAAGCGGCGACACCAGCCGTGAGGCCCGTGTTCAGCGCGTCTTTCAGGAACTCGTCAGCAAACATGACAGCGAGGTTGCTCGTCATCTGGTCGGAGCTGATCTGCGCTTTCTCGAATGCGTCCAGCGTCTGTGCGTAAGGACCGAAGGCGCGCGAGCACTTGACCGAGATCACTTCGTCCTGCGTCATTGCCAGGTCGGTGGCAGCGGCAACAGAGGTCGTGTCGCGGCGAGCAACTCCGCCCGTCAAGCGGTCGAAGAAACGCGTTTTGGCGTAGTCGCCTTCAAGAAGAGTGGTTACAAAGCGGATCGCGTTGCCGGAGGCAGCGTTGAACGCGTTTACGTTCTGGTTGATCTGCTCTACAAAGATTGTGTCGAACAACTCATCATTAATGATGAAGTCCGAGGCTTTTCCGATAGCCATTATTATTTACCTTTTGGTTGGGTTAAGATATTAAATCCATCCAGGCACTAACCCCGTTAGCCTTAATCCAAGCCTGACGTCCGGCAGCATCCAGCTCTCGCGGATCGCTCATGTCAGCCTTAGAGTCGGCCTTTCCTGGCTCCCCAGCCCCACCCACATTCTTTGCAGGCTTTCTAAGGTAGGGTGCCCACGCAGGGTCCTCCGACAGAGCGAGAACGTGCTCGCTCACGTTGCGGAAAGGACGTGCGCTGGTCGGGTCAGCAGACTGGATAAAATTGCCTGCTGCGTCTACCGCAGCAACGTAGCCGTACTCCTCGTTGTACTCGAACTGGTCGCTGAGTGCCAGTTGCATTGGCGATGGCTTGCCATTCGGCAATGGTCTGGTGTATTGCTCATCGAACACCTCCGCGGCAGTGGCATTGACCTCTGCATTGCGAAGGCTTCCGCGCAGCCGATCGTACTTTTCTGCCAGCGGCTTGAATCGGCCGTTCTCCCACTGTTCCTTTGCGGCATCAATATCGGCGCCCGGTGGCGTGTGATGCTCAAGGACCCGTGCGATAACCTCTTCGCGCTCGTGAGCCTTCTCTAGCTGGTTGGATACAGCTCGGTTCAGCCGATCTTCAAAGGATGCCTTTGCGACATACTTTTCTGATACGTCCGCCTTTGGCACGTATCCAGTTTCCAGGTCTGATTTAGAGAGAACAACTTGATCCTCTGGTAGAGGCTCGAAGCCGTCATCTGTCTTGACAACGATTTCCATTTCACTTTATTTTTTCTGTGCTAAGGAAGCACGCTACACGGCATTTATCTCCCCCTAACTCTTCGCGCCGGAACGAAACGCCTAGAGGGGTAGGCGATAGTTATAATTTATGAATTATTTGCTAAGTTGTCAAGTACCCTGATTTTTATTTTAGGCACTTTTTAACTTTCTGGCGTGTGATTAAGACCGCCTTCCATTCTAATTCTTGTTTTGCCCTTGCCTGGATACTCAGTGTGATGCCAGCCGCCTCCCTTCAGAGAAAAAGACGTGCTGTAAATCCGCTTCACGGGCCTAGAGTTAATTGTTTTTAGCCCGTAGGAGTCGGACTCAACAACTTCTCCAGTGTCTATATACTTATATTCGTAAATCATAAGCCATATACTATGACTGTGAATAGAATCCTATAATAGCGGCAAACAGGCCTGCTATGGCGCCAACCGCAAATCTAAGAACCTTGACCCCGCCCTCCATGTGGGCTATTCTGTTTTCGTGGTCCCGCAACCCAGAGTCAATTTTTTCTTCGATCCGAACTAAGGCCTGTGTGATATATCCAAGCTCATTTGACATTGATGTGGTGATTTAGGAGGTTTGACTTACCATTTCTTGCAGGACCAGTACCTTGCAGTAAACTTGTCTTTTGCTGTATCGCACTTGTGCCTTGCTCTGAACGACTTTCTTCTCTCCGGGTCACTCTTTCTGATTTTCATGTCTGGGTCTCCAAATCGAACCAGCTTGACATCATCACCCTTTTTAGCAAGAACGGCAAATTTCTTTCTTTCGCCCGGGGTTCTTTTTGGCTTGTTGTAACCGGAGAATGACTCACCGCGATACACCTTTCGCCCGGTCTTAGTTGTCTTTACATTTTCTGTTGTTGCCATCCTAAATATCCTCTCTTGGTTTAAGCCCGTCAATGGCGCCCTCTCTTGCAAAAATCAAAGCGCTATCAACGTCGAGATGGTTTGCAACAGCAGCAAAAGCGTCAGCCTGGGTCTTGATAAGTCCCTGAATGTCAACTGGTTTGAAGTCGTTGCTGCGACGTACGTACGTGCCATACCATGTGTCCGGGGACTCCGGCGACTCCCACTGCGCCGCCAAAAAGTACACGTCGTTTTCGACCTCGTCAATCGCAGATGCGTAGATGCGCAGAAACGCCGTGCGACCAGAAGCCTCATCAAATAAAACCTCAGTGGCACTGCGCTCTATGCTTGCGGCATTCATGCGCTGATGGTTCGTGATGTAGAACTGCCGGGTCTCCTCGGCATATACCTTATACGCCGTGTGTCCGTTGTTAGCGTCTGGGCTGATGTAGTTCCAGTTGCCCTGCATGGCATTAACGCCACTCATAATGGCGTGCAGACTCTTTGTCCACTGTCCATCGTCTACATCGCCTGTCAGGCGCGGGTGGTTGATAACGCGGAAGTTCCAGCGCGCATCAGAGAGGAGGTTATACAGCATGTTGTGATCCTGCGCCATCTGATAGCCCACATAGCGGTCCAGCGGCAGGCGAGAGCGGCCAAATGGCAGACGGCGGCGCGTGCGGGATGCGTCCGTGTAGAACGGGAAGGCAAAGTCCTGCTCCGCAACCAGCATAATTTTGCGCTCGAGACCTTCGCCCTCTTCGCGGTATAGCTCCCAGCCATCCAGAGTCCATCGGCGATAATACTTAATCCAAGACCCCTTTTCCATAAGGGACTGCTGCTCGTATCTCATC